CTCCTGGGTCTAAAACAACTTCGGAATTCGGAACAATTACTTGAGTGGGAATACCCGTATTCATTGTTCTTATTTGGAGAGTGACTGGAATATCCATGTCATCAATAGATCTAAAGAATATATCACATTTTGTTAGGAATATTCCACCATCTTCTTCTACCAAGAATGACTGTGCAAGAGGGTCATTCCACGCCAGAACCCTATCGTTTGAACGAGTTGATCCTACTTGTGAACTACTGACAATTTCTGTACTTAAAGTTCTTTCTATTGGTCTACTATCAAATACTGGTTTTTGTTCGACCTTAGCATTTCTGACTGAAATAATCGTCTCCTGTGTTTTTTCTATAATCCCGGATGCAATGTATGACTCTTCTGCAGAAGTTGTAGAGAGATTTTGATCATTGTCCACATCATTTATTAACTTAAAGTTTTTCGTTCCTGTTTCGAATTTGGGATAATTTGCATTCTTTGGATCTGGAATAAAGAAACTACCTATCAGAGTGGATGACAAATCTGATATAAGTCTGACATTTGTAATAGTTGCTTGAGCACCACTTTCTCTTCCTGTCAATACCATATCTGAACCTACCCATCCAAAATATTCTCCTTGAACCTCATTTGAGAGTGAGAATGTATCAACATTCATTATTGAGGATGTTGATGAATATGTGGAAGGTAGTGTGTTGTTTGTATATGGATTCTCTTGGAAAACTTTAGTTGGAGAATTGTATGGGCCCTCCTTATGATTCAATTGTGCAACTCTGAATAATATTCTAGGAGATGTACTCGCAGTATCCTCATCCAAACCAGTTCTTTGTATGACTCCCTCTACAAGTTCTCCAACCTCAAATACTCCGCTTGTCATTGAGATTTCCAAAAGTTTTGGAACACAGAATCTGGATACATCTACTCCATCAAAGAATGCATATACTCTTGTGAGGGGTTTAAGTCTCTTTGATATAAATTGTACATTTCTGGATCTCATATAAGGAACAATATCCCTACTTACAACTTTTTCATCAACAACAGTTTCTTCAAAGTCTTCGACTATAGTTGTTTGTAGTCCTGTATTTGTACTTGTTCCGCTTTCTACAGTTAAGTTCAGTTCTTCTTGAATTGTTGTAGTGTTTGTTCTTTCTATAAGTCGTCTACCACTCCAGAAAGGACTCTGAACCGAGACATCAAATCTTGTTCTTGTATCTGGTCTTATCCGTGTTTTTCCTGTCCAATTCTCTTTCCACCCATCCCATATTGCAGGAGCAAAACCTGTTTGTGGATCTACGTTCAAAGTTTTGACAGCATTTGCAAGAGTTTCTGCATAATTTCCCTCTCTTCTTATAATTTTGGCATCAAGTTTTACTGGATCAATCCAATTATCAGAAGCTGGAATCAAGTCAATAGTGCCCTGCCAAAAATTCATCAAGAAAGGAGTGACGCTCTCGCTTCTAGTGGCAAAAGGTTGTTTCAACCATTCTACTTCAGAATAACTGAGTGTCAGTATGTTATTGTTTTTTCTTACATTGTTTCCTTCTACTCCAGAGAATAATAAATCTTGAGATGGATCAGTATTAGCAACTGGACCATCAATTAAATCTATAGAATCTGTGAAATGATTTGGTCTCAACTCGTTAAGAGTTCTATCAATACTATTCTTCAACATTCCCAAGAAAATTTCTTGAGTTTTAAAAGAACTAAAATTGTCAACAAAAAATCCCGTTTTTAGTCTATTAGTACCATCAGAATCTGGAATATACGTGTTTGCAGTATTTGTCTCAAGAATAGAAAGAGATGTGTAGAATTCTAGATTTTTTATTCTTTTCTCCAACGCACGTATGTCAGACATACGATATCTCTTGTGTTCTAAGAATTCTATTGATGCTTGTTGTGGATTATATAAGTATGGGGGCAATTCTATAGTAGCTACTTCTAAAGCATCGTCAACATTAATTGGTCTTTCTGGTTTTTCGGAAGGGGTTCCATAAACAACCTGAAATTTTCCTCCTTTTGTTAAGAAAATTCTATCTATTCTTCCTAAAAAATAAGAATAATCTATTAAAAGAGTTTCATTGGATGCTAATATATTTGAAGAAGAATTTCCAGATTGTGAAAAAGATCTCCCTAAGAATTCAAGAGGAGATCTCTTTCCTTCCTCGACCTCATAATTTGATGTTCTGGGTCGAATATCTATTATGTCTGAGTTAGGAATAGAATCTATAGATCTAATTTCTTTTGAATAATCAAAAGAATCATATGAATTTACAGTAGTGACATCTCCATCATCGTCAGGGGAATGAAAAGCACTAGTAAAGTATATCTTTACTTTCTTTGATGGTTCTTTAAAATCAGATTTTCTCTTTACATAACCATAGTTATAAAAAGATTTTTGTTGTCCCGTATTAAAACTAAATTCTGAAGATATTTCAAAACTTGGGGATTCTAAATTTATTGCCACTCCATTTGCAAGAGATTCTTGGAAATTTATAGTCTCCCCCTCAACAAATTTAATATCATTTTTATATACAAATGATATTATAGAATCTGATATTTTCTCGACATATACAGCCACAGCTCCACTTGTTTGTCCAACAAGAATTTCTCCCAGCAACAAATCGTTGGTTGTTGTTGAAAATGTATCTAAGGAAGATAAATCCATTCTAGGAGAAGATGGTTCTTCAATTCCAGAAGACTCAAATATACCATGAATATCAATAATGTCTGGCACATTTAATGATAATATTTCATCTTGAACTCTAGTTCCAAACGGATAATCTCCATATTGTAGGCCGTCATTTAAAGTTGACTCTCCTGTCCCGGATGCAGAATACTTTGATTTGTCAATTAAAACAGAATTAACTCTGTTCTTACGTTTTACTTTGGATTTTGGTTTTGATTTCCTTAATGTTGCTATTAATGTAGCCCCAACGTCATCCGCACTCAAATTTGAAATTTGAAAAGTTTTTAGATCATTACTAAATGTAAATTTATCTGATGTTAAAATTTCTGTTGATCCGTCTGATCTCATTAATGAATATCTTCTAGATGTAAACGGCAAAAAGATTTCATTATCTCCAGAAGTTGGTATAGTCGTCGATGATATTTCTTTTCCTACAATATCTATAGTATATACTTTTCGTATTGTTATAGATGCTTCCGATAAGTTCGTAGTAGATACATTGTTTTTACCAAGTCTAGTAAACAAGGTATTATCACTAGATTCACTAAGTTTTGTTTTGAGAATTTTTAAATCAGTAATGTTTAGATGATCATCCGGAAGTTTTCCGTTAACAATTCCGGAAACCGTAGTTACTCCAACAATTGACAATGTCCCGTCGTCTATAGAAACTATTTTTGACACAATCGGATCTGGTGAAGTAGATAGATCACTATATTGTAAAAGATCTCCTGCACTTACATTATTCAAAAGTGATGGGTTAGAACTTCTAACGGTACTAATTCCTCCAGAAAATTCTGATATGGTAGCTATTCCAACATTAGAAGAGACTGATTGAATTGTATCGGCACTAAAAGTGTTGATACCAACGACACCATCTGTAGTGCCAAATAAAGATTTTACACTAGAGATATCATTTTTTGATATATCGGTGATTACTCTCCCATTTTCTATTCCATCAAAAATTAGAGATTCATTTTTAATAAAAGATCCAGATACTTGATATATTGTTAAAGTAGTTTCATCATTAACAGAATCCTTAAGAAACGCTGTAGCACCACTATTTTTTCCTTTAATAAATGTTGGGGTACTTAAAGTAATTGATTTATTTAATGTCAATTTCGTAAAGATTTGCACATCATACAATGATATCCCCCAAATATTAGAATTGGAGTTTGATAATTCATATGCTCCAGATTCCAATCTAAAATCATAAACTCTGGCCAAACCCACTTCTTCTCCAGGAGCTCCATCATGATCCACATCTTCACCAACTCTACTATTTCTTAAACTGATTACATAATCATTTCCTAGTCCAACAGTAGGTGACCGGAATACTCTATTTAATTTAAGAGTGGTTCCCGTATTATAAAATAAAGATTGTCCTTCGACAACTTTTTCTGACCTTGGTTTTGGAGCATCTAAGAAAACTGGAGATCTAACATCAATCTCATATCCACGAACAAATGCTTTTCCTGGAGAAATTTTATATACACCAAGATCGTCTGAGGGAGTTCCTCCACTGGGAGTGAATTGATTAGAATTAAAAATTCCACCACTACCAACATTATCATTCAAAGAATTTAAATATGTTACACCAAAAGGTCTAACATAATAATCTCCAGATTCTGCATATGTTCTTCTTGCTAAAGTATCGGAGACATCTTTGGCTCTAAATCCGCCGTTACCAGAAGAAATTGCTCCACCAATAATTTTTTTTGTATTTAAAACGCCATTATTTACAGTAGCTAACTCTACAAAATTAGTATCATCAAAATCATCTAACTGTTTTTTAGTTAGACTTACTGAAATCTTTAATCTATCTGCACCAGGAGCAGAATAATTATTATATCCTTGAGAATTATCATTTAGTGATTCGTCGGAATCTGATGTAATAATCTCCTCATTGATAAACAAACCCACTCTATAACTAGGTGTATTTGAATATTGATCTAATATTAAGGTTTCTTTATCGACAGTTACAAAACTTCCTCGAATAAAATATACTCCAGCATCGATACTAAATGAAGAACCAGTAGCAGCACTAGAATCGGAAATTGTTGATGCAAATGGAGATCCAGCCTGAATAGTTGTATTTCCGAGAAGTCCAGAACTAATTACTTGATTTGATACTAAGGATTCCCCATTGCTAAAAACTTGAGTAGAGTTATTTTGTGTACTTGATCCAAGATAATTTACATATAAAGTTAAACTTCCTCTTTCAGAATCTTCCGGAAACAAAACATAATCGACATAAGCAGTCACCCCAGAAGATTGTCCTGTAATTTTTGATCCAATCAATTGATCTGCATAGGCAGATACTGGAACTCCTTGATAAGTATTGTTGAGTTGTACACACTGATAAAGTCTAGAATATCCTGTATTTCCTGGTATTACTTTATCGCCATCTTTAAAGAAGTGTTGACCAAACTTCTCAATCTGATCCTGCAGTATTGATTGTAGAGTCGTTAACTCTCTTGCCTGAATTGGATACCCTGGTTTAAATAAGACCTTGTGATAATCATTGGCAGAATCAAAGTCATCAAAATAAGGGGATACGTTAAGATTAGTTTGCTGTGGCATAATTCTTTAGAACTGCAAAATGATTTTTATGTCTTCTTTCTGATTCGAAGATCTTGTAATAGATGGTCTATTATCAACGTAAATAATATTTCCTGCGTGTTTCTTCACTTCTGGATTGGATAAACCATTAAAAAATTCCTGACCAAGATAATATGTTCTATTATTTATTACCGTAGATATACCAGAAAATGAACTATCTATTTGTAGATTTGATCCGGATGATGGAATAATTGTCAAGTCGCCACCAGCTCCCGGAGCAGATGTAAACTCATTAATCTCAAATCCATATTGTGGATTTGTAATTCCTATTCCAGTGCTGTTAAATCCAGCAATAGTTCTATCTTGCCAATACTTTAATACCCCTGTTACTTGGTCATAGTTAATAACTCTACCAACTGCTGTGGTTCCAGCAGAAATAGTTTGGCTAACAAAAGAATCTGGAGTAAAAGATGCAGAACTATATCCAGCACCAACTAATCTTAGTGCAAATGTGGCGCTAGCCTTATCCAATGATAACAAAGTAGAATCCGTTGATTGAGGATTTTCTATTAATCCAACTCTAGCAATTTGATTTCCGGTTATAAAATCTGGATTGGATATATCATTTTCTATTCTGGAGTAAAGCAGTACGTTGTATGATCCCAATTCGTTGTAAATATTTGATCCATGACCACCTTTTGGAGAAATGATAACATCAAATGTTGGTTTTGATGTGCCAAAAGAAATTCCTGAAGCGTCTAAATCTACAGTTCCGTAAGTATAACCAAATCCTTGATTTGACACACTTATAGACTCAACTTTTCTGTCGTTATTTGTTACGATAGTACATTCAGCACCAACACCATCTCCAGAAATAGGAATTCCAGTATACTGTGTTCCACCAATTGGGCCAACAGAATCTCCCCTATTTGTGATAGTTATAACTTTTATAGATCCATCAACTGCATTGTTTCTTACATCAGAGTTTTCAGAGCTAGTTTCCCAATCTTGTGGAACGGGAATAAAATCTGTAGATTCAAATTTTACAATATCACTTGGTTTTATGGTATACAAATACTTCCAAACATATCCATCACCACTACTACCTGCAGATCTTGGTTCTAAATCTGTAAATGTTGGTTCGTCCAGAGATGGTCTTCCCGTAGGGTTATCTGGATCTGTTCCATTTTGCAAACAAATGTATACTCTATAATCACTGTTTAAAACATAATACGACGCGGAATATAAACTGGTTGAACCAGAAATCTTTGCCGTATTTGTTCTACTATAGTCATGACGATACATGTCATAGGTAGTACCGGAAGACCACAGTCTTCTAGAAACAACCCTTCTCACATCTGAAGAGTTTATTTTCTTGAGAGCGATCATTGTGTCCCAATAATTATTCTCTTCATCAAAATTATCCTTTGGTGAAGGTGGGTCTATATCCCAATTAGATTGATAGTTTGTTGGGTTTGGTAATCCAACAAAAGAGTAATATGAATTACCAGAAGACCTAACTTCATTTACAAAGTTTTTTGCGTTTAATATTCTAATCTGATCAGTTACGATTGCAGCCATTGCACACAGTTTTTTTATCTATTTATCACACTACTAAGCAATATAATTTTTATACTTTAGTTGCTTAGTTCTTTGTAGAATAGTGTTTACTGGGTAGGAAATCAACTTGGATCTCCCATCAAGAGTTACTTTGCCCCAACTGAAGATTGCAAACTGATTTGATATCTTTATATCAGAAAAACCAGAAATAGATTCATTTACATTGACATATACCCTTCTGCAGAGAGCACTTTCGGTAGAAACTCCATCTGAGTCAACTTTAACTGGAACTTCTATTGATTCAACTGCATCAACCTTATATGTGTTATCTACAAAAGATGACCCAGTACTAACTAAATTGCCGTTTTCATCTAATGATGTGATTGGAGAGTCTTCACTACCAATACTTGATTTACTGACAGTAAAGTAATCTCCAACATCCAAAGAACTGATAGCAATTTCGGTATCAACTAATTTGGTATTTCTTAATGGAGAATTTGATGGTATGTACAAATCAAATATAAATTGTTTCTCACCAGTGTCTTTTTCATGAGTTCCAAATCCAACTACTATACCAAAATCACCATCATACG